CCATCCCAAAAAGAAACGGCATACAAGACCCTTGAGGGTAACTATGTCGAACCAGTTCATCTGGGCAACATCAAGGAGGCAAAGGAGTTCGTCAATACTTATGATGCCGTAGATAACTTTACGATCTACGGCAACACCAAATACTTGTATCAGTACATCCTGAGCAAGTATCCTAAGGAGGTTGACTATGATTTCACTCAACTCAGCATTATGTCTCTTGACATCGAGACTACATCTGAGAACGGATTTCCCAGTGTTGAAGAAGCACGGGAAGAAATTCTTTGTATCACTGTAAAGGATTTCACCAGCAAGCAAATCATTACCTGGGGTTGTGGTGAGTTTGAGAACTCCCGCAAAGATGTTCATTACATCTATTGTCAGAATGAGCGGGACCTTCTGGGTAAGTTTCTGGAATACTGGGTACAGAAGACTCCTGACATCATCACAGGATGGAATGTCAAGTTCTTCGATATGCCATTCATCTGTCGTCGTATTGATCGTGTGCTGAGTATCAAGCACATGCGTTCTATGTCACCATGGAATTCTGTGCGTGAGCGTGAACTGTATGTTAAGGGTCAGAAGAAGATCTATTATGACATCATTGGTGTAGCAACTCTGGACTACTATGATTTGTACCAGAAGTTTACTTATACCAATCAGGAATCTTATCGCCTGGATCATATTGCTTTTGTTGAACTTGGTCAGCAGAAGTTGGATCACAGTGAGTTTGAGAACTTCCAAGATTTCTATCGCAACAACTGGCAGAAGTTTATCGAGTACAACATCCATGACGTAGAACTTGTGGACATGCTTGAAGATAAAATGAAACTGATTGAACTTGCTGTCACCATGGCGTATGACGCTAAGGTGAACTTTGAGGATGTGTTCTATCAGGTTCGTATGTGGGATAGCATTATTTACGATGCTCTATCGCGGGAGAACATTGTAATTCCACCTAAGACCGAGAGTACCAAAGACCAGCAATATGCTGGTGCCTATGTCAAGGAACCTGTTCCTGGTGTGTATGATTGGGTAGTCAACTTTGACCTCAACTCTCTATACCCACACCTCATCATGCAATATAATATCTCCCCTGAGACCCTTCTAGATGAGCGTGTAAGCGGCATCAATGTAGATAAACTTCTCAATGGTGAGATTGACACAAGCACCCTTGATGGCGTTACTATCTGCCCCAATGGCACTCTGTTTACTACCAAGAAGCAGGGATTCCTGCCCAAGTTGATGGAGAAGATCTACAATGAGCGCACGATCTATAAAAAGAAAATGCTCGCCGCTAAGCAAGAATATGAAGATACTAAGAACCCTCAACTCGTCAAGGATATTGCTAAGTTCAACAATATCCAAATGGCAAGAAAGATTCAACTCAACAGTGCCTACGGTGCTATTGGTAATGAATACTTCAGGTATTTCCGCTTGGAGAATGCTGAGGCTATTACTCTCTCAGGACAACTCTCGATCCGATGGATCGAGAACAAAATGAATGAATATCTTCGTAGGATTCTAAAGACTGAGGACAAGGACTATGTTATTGCTGTTGATACCGATTCCATTTATCTTGATCTCGGTGATCTGGTCAAGAGTGTATTCAAAGGAGGAACGCCGAATGATGAGAAAGTCGTTTCATTCCTTGATAAACTGTGTAAGGTGGAACTTGAAACTTATATTGAGGATTGCTACAAAGAACTGGCGCAGTATGTAAATGCTTATCAGCAGAAGATGGTCATGAAGCGCGAGAACATCGCCAACCGTGGCATCTGGACTGCGAAGAAGCGTTACATCCTCAATGTATGGGACAGTGAAGGTGTGCGTTATCATGAACCTAAGATGAAGATCATGGGTCTTGAGACTCAACGCTCTTCTACCCCAGCATATTTCAGGGACAAACTTGTTAAGGCATACAAGATCCTGATTGAAGGAACTAATGATGACCTTATTGATTTCATCGATCGGATTAAATCTGATACCAAGAAACAAAGTTACCTAGATATAGCATTCCCGAGGGGTTGTAATGGACTTGAGAAGTACAGGAGTTATTCCCAGATTTACAAGAAGGGTACACCTATTGCTGTCCGAGGTGCATTATTGTATAATCACTACCTTAAGCACAATAAGATTACTAATCGATTTCCTCTTATCCAAGAAGGAGAAAAAATCAAATTCATCTACCTGAAGACTCCCAATCCTATTGGTGAGAATATCATCTCATTCTTTAACACGCTTCCTAAAGAATTTGATCTGGAAAAATACATTGACCACAACCTACAGTTTGAGAAGTCTTTCCTCGAACCACTCAAGTCTGTGCTAGAATGTATTGGTTGGAAGCATGAACGCACTGGTTCACTAAGTAGTTTCTTTTATTAAATATTATGAGTTTTCTTAACAATGTTATCAAGGAGTTAGACAATGAATTTGCGTCAATCGTTGATGAAGGCATCGCCGCTGGGGATTGTAATTCGTATGTGGACACTGGTTCTTATATTCTCAACGCTCTATGTAGCGGGAGCATTTTTGGTGGTCTCCCACAAAATAAAGTCACTGCCCTCGCAGGCGAATCCAGCACAGGTAAAACCTTCTTCGCTCTCTCAATCGTAAAGAACTTTCTTGAGCAGAACCCTGAAGGTCAGGTCATTTACTTTGAGTCTGAGTCTGCTATCTCTAAAGATATGATGGCAACTCGCAACATCGATGTGAAGCGTGTCGGACTTGTTCCTGTCACTACAGTCCAAGAGTTTCGTACACAGAGCATCAAGGTTGTTGATGAGTACATGAAACTCAAGAAGGATGACCGCCCACCGCTTCTGTTTGTGCTAGACTCTTTGGGTATGCTCTCCACCTCTAAGGAGGTTCAGGATGCTTCTGATGGCAAGGAAACCCGTGATATGACCCGTGCTCAGGTGATTAAATCCATCTTCAGGATTCTCTCACTTAAACTGGGTCAGGCAGGTATTCCTTTGATTGTCACCAACCACACTTATGAAGTTGTGGGTGCTTATGTTCCCACCAAGGAAATGGGTGGTGGTACTGGTCTGAAGTATGCTGCTTCTAGCATCCTGTTCCTTTCCAAAAAGAAGGAGAAGGATGGCACAGAGCAGGTCGGCAACATTATTAAGGTGAAGGCACAGAAGTCTCGCTTTACTAAAGAAAACTCTGATGTAGAAACAAGGTTGTATTTTGATGAACGAGGTCTTGACAAGTACTACGGACTACTGGAACTGGGTGAGAAGCACGGAGTCTTTGAGCGTGTGGGCAATCGCGTTAAAACTGATTCTGGTAATGTATATCCTTCAGTTATTTACAAGGATCCTGAGAAGTATTTCACTCCAGAAATCCTCCAAGCACTCGATGAGTGTGCCCGAAAAGAATTCTGCTATGGATCTTGATGGAAGTAATTGAAAGTACAATTCTGAAGAATCTCGTTAGTAACGAGGTTTATATGCGTAAGGTCATCCCCTACATCAAGGGGGAATACTTTACGCAGTATTCTGACAAGGTGCTTTTCGATATTATCAACGATTTTGTCGTTTCGTATGGTCAACCACCAACGAAAGAAGTTCTGAGTATCGAAGTTGATAATCGAAAAGATCTTAACGAGGATTCTTATAAAGAGTTACAACTGAAGATTCATGACATTCAAAATACTGAGGTTGATTTTCAGTGGATCTTAGATACCACTGAGAAATGGTGTAAGCAACGGGCAGTTTACTTGGCACTACTTGAGAGTGTCAAGATTGCTGATGGTAAAGATTCCAAGCGCACCGAAGATGCTATTCCATCAATCCTTCAGGAAGCACTCGCTGTTTCCTTTGATGAGCATATCGGTCACGACTACATAGAAGATTATGAAAGTCGTTTCGAATTCTATCACCGCAATGAAAGTAAAATACCATTTGATCTTTCACTCTTTAACAAGATTACGAAAGGTGGTATCCCCAACAAAACTCTTAATGTCGCACTCGCTGGTACTGGTGTGGGCAAATCTTTGTTTATGTGCCATGTTGCTGCTGCCTCGCTCCTCCAGGGTAAGAATGTCCTCTACATCACACTGGAAATGGCGGAGGAGAAGATCGCGGAGCGAATTGATGCGAATCTTCTCAATGTAAACATCAAAGATATTGAGGAGCTTCCCGAGCAACTCTTTACTTCAAAGGTCACCCGACTCGCACAGAAGACTCATGGTAAACTTATTATTAAAGAATATCCAACAGCATCTGCTCACTCTGGACACTTTAAAGCACTTCTCAATGATCTATCGCTTAAGAAGAGTTTTAAACCCGATATCATCTTCATCGATTACCTCAACATCTGTGCTTCGTCTAGATATAAAGGAGCACTTGTAAACTCGTACACTTATGTCAAAGCGATTGCGGAAGAACTTAGAGGTCTTGCTGTTGAGTTTGATCTCCCTATCATTAGCGCCACTCAGACTACTCGCTCTGGTTATGGCAGCACTGATATTGATCTTACAGATACCTCTGAGTCTTTTGGACTACCTGCTACTGCGGACCTCATGTTTGCTCTTATCAGTACAGAAGAACTTGAAGGTATCAACCAAATCATGGTCAAGCAACTCAAAAACAGATACAACGATCTGAACATGTTCAAAAGGTTTGTCGTGGGTATTGACAGGGCGAAGATGAGGTTGTATGATGTAGAGGACTCTGCCCAAACTGACATTGTTGATTCTGGGCAGGAATATGACTTTGAGGAAATCGCCAAATCTCAGAGTAAATCATCAAAGGCGAAGTTAACTGAATTTAAATTTTAATCTATGACTATTGATCTGAACAAGTATGTCGAGTTCGTTGATACCACTACCTCTGCTCCAAGCAAAGAGTATGATAGTTTTGTTGGGCGCATTGCGGAACTTAACAGTCAGGGATTTCCTACCGAGCGACTGCTTACTGCTGCTGTAGGTATGTCTGCTGAGGCAGGTGAGTTTACTGAGATTGTGAAGAAGATTGTTTTCCAGGGCAAACCTGTGAATGAGGATAATCTGTTCCATCTTAAGCGTGAACTCGGTGACATCATGTGGTATGTTTCTCAAGCATGTATCGGTCTTGATATTACTCTTGAGGAAGTTATTCAAATGAACTTTGAGAAACTGAGTGCTCGTTACCCTGAAGGATCGTTCAGCATTGAGCGTTCCGAAAACCGTGTAGCAAACGATATCTGATAAATACCCCCATAAGGGGGTTTTTTTATGCCAGCAAGTAGTGGTAAAGGTGCCTGGGAAAAATACTATAAGAACAAAACAGTTCAGACTAATGTAAAGGCAGATACTAAAACTACCAGAGATACAAACTATGTGTACGCTCCTGGTCCAGAAACTAAAACATCAGAAAGATTGAGTGATGGTGCTTCAATCACAGTTCATGGTGGCAGCGAATATAATTCAAGATTAGCAATTATCTATGATAATGGTGCTAAAAGTGGATATTTTCCTATTGGTAATATTCATAAACCCAGAGAAGGATCTTGGAAAAGTTGGAGTACCACGGCTTCTAAATTAGCAGAAGGAACTAAATTAGAAACATTAGATTATTTAAATGGGCAAGCAGATGTTGCTTGTAGAATTTTTGATAATGCTGATAGTATGGGAACATCAATTCTTTCTGGGTTGGAATCTTCTGCTGCTACACCAGATCATGTTTTGGAGCAGGTATCTGATTTCTTTATTGATAATATGAGTGTCACTGGTTCTCAAGTTAGTAACAAATTTAATTGGATTCCTGGGATTCATGAGAAAGATAAAAAATTACTTGGAATTTATTTGGGAGAATTGTTGCCAGGATACTTCGCCCTAAAGAATAGATATGGTGCTGATATCTTCAGTCAAAGAATTATTCATGAAGGATTGAGTCAGTTTGTTCTTCCTGACGATCCTTCGTTTGGTGGTATAGATTCTGCTTTCATATATTCAAATGGTTCCAGAGCATGTATCTCCAGTAAATTTGGTAGAGGTGCGTTTGCTTCTATTTGGAATAATATTATGCCGCTAGTGGTTGATAGTAAATCGGAGTCTGGTATTGTTAATTTATCCAGAAATTCTATAGTGAAGCAATTAATTAGAACATGCGAATCAGTTTCTGGGTATCAGAATAATGGTAGAAAAGCATTATATCATTGTGGTGTCAAAGAGATAATGGGTAATACTGTTGTTGACCCAGAAGTATTTTTTACTGAATTGAAACGAGGAACTTTATCTCCAGAGTCTGCTAGTTTGTATAGAGATATTGTTACTAAGGTTGATGAATTGAAAAATCAGAGTGGATATTCTCAGTTATCTACTTTCAGTAGTAGAAGAGTTTTGCCAACATCTATATCTTCAGTATTCTCTAGAATGATATCTGACAGATTAAACATGGAAGTTTCTAACACACCAGCTCTTCAGAATAGATTAAAAAGTATTCTTGCTGGTAAATCATTTTTCCAGTTACATATGGATGATAATAAATTTCTAAATACTGGAGAGGTATATTTCAATGTCAAAAAATCATCAACAGTTAATATAATATTT